ATGATTACGAAATATCTTGTAGTATGGCAGACGAGGATGGTCAACTTAAACACGACGATATCACTCTTATATGGAGAGATGCACCTTGTGGTGTTGGACAAGCAGTTAAACAAGATATTCCACCAAGAGAACTCGTTGGTTGGTATTGGGGCGAATATGACTTTAAAATAGTTGAAGAGTATATCAAAAAATATTGGGAAAACAAAGTGACTTCTAGTAAGCAACCTAAGTCAAAACCATCAAAAACAATGGACTTACCGATAGCATATGTAAACTTTATTGCTGATTGTTTGGATATGATTAAAAAACACAACTTGTATGCGTTACTAGATGGCGAATGTGACCCAGAAACTGCCAAAGACCATCTTGATGAAGTGCTTACGGCATTTTGTGAACCGTTGTTTGAGTATGATGATACGGTAATTATTCTAGAGGAGGAAGAGTAAATGCGTAAAGAAATTATTGAAAAGGCAAAGCAAGAATATTTAGAACTTAAGAAGTTTGTAGAGAATTACAAAGGCACATTAACAGAGCTTTACAATGAATTTGAAGATGCGTTTAATTATGATAACGATTTTGAATTTTTTGATTTAAATTATGGTAAACATACAAACACTACAATTAGTTTAGAAAACGGAAAACTTAATGTGGCTGATATTGTTACAGTATGGGATGATGGCGATGGCACAACGTTTAGTTATAACGAAGATTTTTTCGTGCAAGAACAAAATGGAACGATTGATTTCGTTCCTTATAAATAACAGGAGGTATAGATTATGAGCAAATATGTTAAAACAGATTATTGGGTAGAGGTTTGGTCAAATGGTCATTATGTTGAATGGGGTGTTGTTTATCCTAACAAAGAAAAAGCACTACATCAGATAAAAGATTACCTAGAAAGGATTTCGAGACCAGGTAGTGAACTTGCCAAAAGCGAGTATTATCAACAACAATACAAGGATTACACTTCGCATCCAATTAGGTTATGTTCACAAAAACGAGAAATTGAAGTGTTCCCAATAGAAAAACAAGAAGTTGATATTTAAGGAGGTTTAGTAATTATGAGATTTACAAATATTAAATTAGAAGATTTGGAGTTGGATTTAGAAAACAATGGAAATTTTTATATTCCAGCAACAGATGAATTGGTAGAAATTGTAGATAAAATAAGAGCGAGGCAAGGCTACACAGATCTTGTCTTTGGACCAGTAGAAGAGAACGATGTGTATTATAACTTTTATTTAACTTTTGATGTACCCAACCAAGACATCAGTATAGAAGCCATATGTCACCATGGGCAAGAAGATGATTACGCATCTTATTACATTTCACTTTTCCCAGAAGAACAATGGATGTTGATGTTCAAGGTTATTGGGGCATTAGCACAAGAAATAACGGAGGATTGATAATATGTTGAAGACAATGAAATCTGGGGCAACTTATAGTTTCCCACTAAACAGAAAAAATAGTTTTAAATGTGAGGGGTACGCAGGAAGTTATAGTATTATTGATGCCGCTACTTGTGCTAATACAGTTTATGTTTTACTTGAGCATAATGTTTTGGGGGACGAAACGGCGTGTCTTTTAGTAAGTTTACCATTAAACTGTTTGAGATGGTATGTACTTGACAAGGGCAACAAACAAATCAAAAGTTTCTTTATCCCATCTCAAGATATACTTGCAGAAACTTGGGATTCAGTTAATGAAACCTTGTGTGATTATTATCCACAAGTAGAACTTGACAACATTGAATTTTGGACAGACGAAGAAATTGATAATATGGAGGATAAATAATATGGAAAAGAAATTAATAATTCAACTTGGCGATAAGAAAATTGTGGCAGAAATTGATGACTTGAATGGTCCAGAATTTGCACCGGCTCTTTGTGTGTATATTCAAGACGAAGAGGATTGTATTGTTCAAGACATTTGTTTAGTGAGACCTCACTATGAGATTAATCAGCAGACCAAAGAGTTTGAAACTAATAACGAGCTTGTAGATTGTCTTGTGTGGGGTGATAGCGATGACGAAGATTATACAAATAAATTTGTGATTGGAATTTACGAAGAGGAGGAATGATATGAACAAACAAACATTTCTTGAATATAACGAAATTGGCTGGGATTATGCAATCGAGCAACTTGCAAAAAATAATCAAGACAAAAGACTTCGTGACTTAACTGATATTTATTATATGGGATATAAACATATGGCAAATGATGATCCAGATGATGGATTGTGTTTTGAGCTTAGACAATTTGCAATACAACAAATATCAAATTTATTGGAGGATTAATTATGGAAACTTATATAATAAAAAATATGAGCAATAACAGAGAATATAGTGTTTATGCCAACAAATCAACTACTTTTGAAATAGTTGCTCGTAGTGAAATGTGTTGGTTTAGTAATGATATGAAAATTAAGATTACTAAAGAATCAACTGGTCGTTCAAAAATATTTGTAAAAGAAAATGGTGAAATTAAGGAGGTTTGAAATGAAACAAAGTTTAATGTCAAAAAATGATTTACGCAAGAAGAGTGAAATGGCAGTTCGGAATGGATTTCATAGAAATGTTGACGATACGATATATTTTACCGATTGTTATGATAAAAAACCAGCAGGCACAATACATGATATTATGAAACTCTATGATCCTGATGATGATAGTATTAGATTATCGTTTTCTTATCATGTAGGAGATGGTTTTCATACTGAATATCTATACAAACAAGAAGATATTTGTGAAGTAAATGAGTTACTAGATATGGGCAAGAAAGTTTACGAAGAAAAGGTTAGTAAGATTGTATTTAGTAGACAACCAGATTGGATAGATTAAGGAGGTTAGATAATATGAAATTATCAGCAAAAGATTTAAAAGAGATTTTTGAAATTGCACAAGAAAACATTGATAGCGAGTGTTTTGGTGTTGATGTTGGCGAAGAAATGGTTGAAGATAGAACAAGATGGCACTTCTTTGTTGAAAAAAGAGAAGACAATTGGTGGCAAGTTGAAGCTAACGAGTATTCGAATGGTGGCCACGAACCAATTGAGCTTGGTAATTATATTTCAGTTGGGGCGTTTGAGTTTTTACTTATTGAATGTGCCGAATTGGCAGAGAGATGTTTTGTGGAGGAGCCAAGGTTATGGAACTAAAAATAGATGTGATTTACAAACAAATGGTAGATAGTCAGGTTGGCTATGAACTTTGGAAATTTACAGGAATGACTATGGATGGCCCATGCGGTAAACTTTATTGTATGGAAAATCAAAGATTTAACGGTGGTTATCAATGGTTTGATGACGAAGAACTAAACGATTTTACACAACAAAATAATTAAAAGTGAGGTTATATTCTTATGGGAAAATCATTTAAAAACAACGCAGCATATCAGGCAATGAGTTATGTAGAGAAAATTGATTTCTGTGCTTCTCAGTCAAATTTAATTTCTGTTAACAACGGAAACAGCAAAACGGGCAAAGGGTGTTTAACTCTTTCGGTTCCAACTATTACTTGTGCTCCAGATGCACCTTGTCGTAAAGGGTGTTATTGTATGAAAGGAAATCAAATGTATCCAAATGTATGTGGAGCATATTATAGAAACTATCGTATTTGGTGCGAAGATCCTAAAGGTTTTGAAGAACAGTTGGCTCACGTTCTTAAATACGAGGGGTTACCACTCTTTAGATGGCATGATGCCGGCGAGATAGTAGACGAAAAATATCTTGCAATGATGTTTAGAATTGCTATTAAGTTTCCAAATGTTTCATTCTTGGCTTACACAAAAAAGTATGATCTTGTGAATGAGTTCTTAAAAGAACATGTTATCCCAGACAATTTATGTATCAGATTTTCGGCCTGGGACAAAGATTGGGTTGTACCTAATCCTTGGAATTTACCAATGGCATATGTAGATTTTACTGATAAGACAAAAAATCCAGACATACCAAAGAATGCATTCAAGTGTAAGGGTGGTAAAGAATATACTTGTACTACTTGTAGGATGTGTTTTATGAAACAAGTTAAGAGCGTTGTGTTTGAACAACATTAAACAAGACAAAATGATTAATAAAAATATAATTTTAAGTGGAGGATTTAATTATGAAAGAATTAAATAATTATAATTGGCTAGCGGATAAAAATATTGCAGAGGAATTGGAAAATAAATATTCATTGTTGATAGATGGCATTGATATTTTACCTTATTACGAACAAGACAATGAAGCATTATTTAATCATTGTTTTTTAAAATTCCCTTATTGTTGCCCTTCCGATATGTATCATTTTTTTGATTATGATACACCTGAAGAATTTGAACAAAAAATCAACCAAGTAAGAATTGTGACTAAAGAAGAAATAATAAGTGGCGATTATGATATTGGTAATATTACCGAGTTTGACGTTTTACTTGATGATGATTTGACAGATAAAGAGGTAGAAGAAATCGTATTAAAAAGATTGGATAGCTTTAACAAGGAATAAAAAGCGATTTTAAAGGAGGATTAAATATGGAATTAAGATGGCATAACAGGATAACAAAAGAAATAGGTGTTGCACTTGTTACAGATAATGATGTGAAAATATTGCACATTGTTGGTTATTATCATTGTGAAGAAGAGGATTTCACTGATGACGAACTTGATGGAGAGATAGTAGAAGTTTGGAAACCTGTTAAGGAAGAGAGTGATATAGAGCACAACTTTAAGGTTTATGGTAACAAACTTTGTTGTCGAATATGTGGCAGCAAGGTTGGTTTTAAGTTTTATGATGACCAGTGGTGTTTATCATCTGAGGCTGAAGGAGACGAAGGTAAAGGGATTTGTCATACTTGTTTGGTTGAACATTGTTGTAATACAAATTGTTTAATGTGTGATTGGTATAAATATCCGAATTGCCCACATATCGAAACGAAGAAAATTTATATGGAGGAAGATTAATATGAAGATTCATGTTGTATCAGCACAAGTTTCAGAGTATCAGTGGAGGGCAATAAGGGCATTTTTACTTGAAGAAGAAGCTGATGAGTATGCAGAAAAAGTATACTCAGATGGTTGTGTTCGTAATGAAAGAGTTTTTGACACAAGAGTTGACGAAGTTGTTTTGGAGAAAAATATGAATAAGGAGGATTAAAGATGGCACGTCAATATTTAATAGAATTTTTAAAAGACAAAGATGAAGTTTATAGTGAATATTTCACTGGATTTTCAGAACAGGAAGTTAGAGAACAGGCTGATTTTATCGCAAAAGAAATATCATCAACAATTAGTTGGGATGAGATGAATATTATTAGAGTGGAGGATATTTAATATGAAAAAATTAAGAGTGTGGTGGATTCCACAAGTAGGTATTAAAAACACATTTTATGTACCAGTTAATACACTAGAGGACGGCAAGAGATTGTTAGATACTTTAGCGGCGTATGACATGTTTGAATTTAACAATAATGTTAAGCAAGATTATTGTAACAGTGGTGGGTTAGAAATATGGGACGAAGAGGAACAAGAATGGGTTGATTGGTATTTAGAAACTGACGATGAGTATTTTGAAGATATTGACGAGTATTGCGAATCAGATGCTTGTGAGCAAAAAGAAGAATTAGAATGGTTTAGTAATGAACTGTTTAGCCAAAATAAATAAGGAGGTAATGGATATGAAATGGAAAAGAATTGTTCCAAATGGCACAAAAGTTAAATTTAAAGATTTTGAAGGTAATTATATTATAGGTATCATTGATGCAAACGATGCAGATGAAACGGATTATTATAGAGATTTAAACTACTATGTTTATCCAATAGAAAACAAAGAAGATTTTTTAGAAAACTACGGTAGTCCGTATGCAATGTTATTAAGAAAAGATTTTAAGATTGTAAAGGAGGATTAACAAATGTTAGAGAAACAAAAAATCTATGATGAAATGTGTAAATTGCTTACAGAATATGAAAATGGAAGTGATATGGTAACTGAGTACGAACTTTACGATATGCTTGTAAAAATTCAGAATAATTGGGAAACCGTAATAACGGTTCAGGAGGGTTGATTATGTCATACGAACAACTTACCAAAAAAGAACAAGAAGAAATATTGATGATTTATACTCAAAAGAGAAATGTTTATTTGGGTTACAAGTGCGAAGAAGAAGTAGGTGGTCTTACAAAAGAACAATTGATAGACTATTCAGTTGCAACCGCTGAACTTAATAGTGTTTGTGAGATATTGTATGCCCTTGGTTTGTATGGAATTGTTAATGGGATATACGAAGAAAAAATGTTAAGAGAATCATTAAAGGAAGGTGTTAATTATGAACATTAAAAAAGGATATAAGTTATTTGAAATGAGAGATGATGGAAAACTTTTTCCACTCTTTATTGGTAAAACACAAGAAACACCTATGAACGAATGGGTAATGGCCGAGATTATTGAAGAACATAAAGGTTTTGCGCATAGACCAGGCTGGCATATTGGGGCAATGTTACCAAGTGCAGTATGGTTAATGGGTGCTGATGGAACTTATAGATCACAGAGAGGCAAGAGATTTAGAAGGGTTTGGTGTGAAGTACAATATGTAGCAGATGTTGATTACACAAGCGAAGTTGAGCAATTACCTAAGAAGTGTTTTGTGGACCGACTTCCAGATGGAGGCTTTTATAATTTTAGAGAATCTGGTAATCGATTGTGGGTTATAGCCGACCGTATTAAAATAACTCGTATTATTTCCGAAGAAGAACGCCAACAAATCTTGGCTAATATGGGTTACAACGAACAAGAAGCATTTGAGCCTTATAGACAAGCAATGGCAAGACGTATGAAAACTGCTTAACCCAGCAAAATGATTGTTGACAACATAAATTATTAATGATAACATAGTGATATCAAAGTGATATAAAAAAAGAAAGGATGATGTAAAGTGAGTAAAATTTATGGATACTGTAGAACAGCACAAGACAACGAGGAGGCAATACAAAAACAAAAACAAGAAATATTTGATTATTGTAACAAGGTAGGTTTTAAGATTGATAAGTTCTTCTGTGAAAGTGGTAGTGGGATGATGTTACACACGCAATTAAAAGAAGTAATCAATAATCTAAATAAAGGAGATATAATTGTAATAAGCGAAAGGTCAAGAATTGCAAGAGATTACTTTTTAGTTAAAACGGTTGAAGATGCAATTATATCTTGTGGTGCCAAGTTGGTTATCATCAATGAGATTGGTATAGACACAAACGCAATTGAAAATGTATTAAACAAAATTATTGAAAGTTATACAAATAGAAAGGTGGTAATATAATATGTTAAACGCACAAGAAACAAGAAGTATTTTAGAGGATTTTTTATTAGACTGTTTAAAATTCTGGTTAAGAGAGGGCAAAGATAATAGCGAAGCATTTGATTTAGCTGTCAGAGATGTGGCTTGTGTAACCAATGATCCGAACGAGCCATATGAGACTAAACAACTTGATGTGGCAACAAAAGAACAATTTATTAAAGATTTAAGAATAATTAAAAGGAAGGTAGTGTAATATGAACAAACAATATTTAAGCAAATTAAACGAAAGATTAGTGAACGGAGAAAAGTTAACTAAAACCGAAAAACAAATAGCTTGGGCCTACAGAGATATGTTAGAGTATGAATATAATTGGATTGGTTTTAGGAAAACAACGGATATTGACCCAGAAGAACTATCAACTCATATGTTGGCAGCAGATGTTGATGAAATTTACATCACTGAAGAATGGAGTGGGCAGCATATGAGTTGGTATAAAATGCAAGAAGCGGGTTTTAGGATGTTAAGTATGAGGTTGATTGATAACCCAAGATATCAACATGAGCAAATGTTCCGTGGTAAAAGCGATAAAGATAAAGAGATGGTAGTGATGGTATTTAAGTTAGCAGATAGGTTTGATGCAGACGACGAGTATGTGCCATCAGCAGAGAATGGTGATTATGGTCCATCTAATCCGTGGAACGCACCGGGAATGAGAATGTCAGATTTTATATAATATTATATATAATGTTTATATATTAAAAAGGAGAATTAGAATTATGTACAATATCAGACAACCAACAAAACTTTGGAAAATTATTTAAAAAACCCTACAAAATGATTTGACAAAACGAAAAAGATTATGGTAAAATATAGAAAATTAAGGAGAATAATATTATGAAAAATATCAAAAGAGCAAAAGGTATGGCAAAAACAACACGCACTGAAGGAGGTTTATTCCGTTATTACAATTGTAACCCACACCACAAACATACACCAGATTGTGTTATTAGGGCAATCGCAGCAGGTGAAGGTGAAAGCTGGGAAACAATATTGAGAAATTTAACAGAATATATGATTAAGCACGGCGATATGTTGAGTACACCTGAGTTGTATGGTAAGTATTTAAAAGATAGAGGTTGGGTAAAACAAAAACAACCTAAAACAAAGGATGGTAAAAAAGTTAGAATTAAAGATTTTTTGAAGACATTCAAAGGACAGGCGATTGCTCACGCTGGGGCTGGTCATGTTACCTATTTAAGTGAAGGGAAAGTGTATGATTTATGGGATTGTAGTGGAGATATCGTGGGTAGCTTTTGGACTTACGAAGGTGACAAAGACTAAGAGGTGGATATATGGAAAACGAAAATCTTTTAAATAGTTTGTATGGCACTTGTATCGCTCCAAGGCATTGTATTGGTTATTGCAAACACCACGGTGCATATATCACACCACAACAACTTAAAACCAAAGAGTGTTTACGCAAACAATGTAGGGCATTGGAGCGGCATGAGCATGTTTTTTGGAAGAAACGTGAATTAAAGAAAATAATTAAAAAACAACAAAGGAGCGGTGTATGAACAGCGATTACTTTGAATATAAAGGTATCAAATATGGGGTTGGAACAAAAGTGTTAGTAAAAGACTTATGTTACGGGCAAACTAAAGCTACATTTTATGGCTGGCAAGCATACGGAAGTTTTAGAGATTCTAGATTTGACTGTGGTATTAGTATTAATGACATTGATAAGAAAATTATTGAAATAATAGAACCAGTATATTGGTCGCCGACAGAAGATGTATCATCAAACTATGGAGAAAAAAGCAATATTTTTACTCGGTCAGGTAGTGGAAGTTGGCAATCAGATGATGAAATTACCTATGGGCTAATTTGGTATATAGTGATTATGTTAATAGGCACTATTTTTAACGATAGGTGGATTATATGGATAGCAGCAACAATAATATTTTTCAGTTGGAAACATAAAAAATAGGAGATGGTTAAATTATGATAGGAAAAATAGAACAAGAAAATAAAATTAGGGTAAAAATTAACGAAAAACTAAGTGGGTTACCATATATATTTAAGGCTTTTTATGATTATATGGAAAGTGATCAAAAATCTTATTCAACGATGAAACATTATATAGAGTATGTAAGTGATTTTATGGATTTTGTTACACAGGGTAAAAGTGATGGTGAATTTTATAAAAATGTTACAGTACCACAAATAAGAGAATATATTGTATCGCTTCGTAGAAGAGGTGATAATGGCGAAGAAATAAAAAATAGCGACAGTATTCAAGCAACAAGATGGAGTGCTATAAATACATTTTATAATTTTCTTGTGTTGGATGATTATATTAATATAAATCCAATGACTAAAACTAAACGACCTAAAAATAGAAAACAAAATGAAATAGTTTATCTTGAAAAAGATGAGATTGACCAAATTATAGAAAAAATCAAAGATGAAGCACAAGATAAAATGATTAATAGAGATATTGCGTTTGTTACACTCGGTATAACAACTGGGCTCCGTGTGGGCGCATTACTGAATATAAATGTGTCTGATATTAATTGGCAAACCAATGAGATTGAAACCGTAGAAAAAGGTGGCAAGACTAGATTAATTAAGTTTGGAGATAAAACCAAGGCAGTATTAGCACAGTGGCTCATGGACAGAAGTAGTTATTTTGAAAATTTAGAGACAGATGCGTTGTTTATATCACAATGGAAGCAAAGATTATCTCCAGAGGGTGCAAGACAGTTATTTAAAAAATACACAAAAGATTTGCCAAAACATATAACAATTCACACGCTTAGAAAAACCTGTGCAACACAATCTTACCTTGCTGGAGCAGACATACGAACTATCGCAGGACAATTAGGACATAGTTCACCAAACACCACTATGCGTTATGCGGCAGCCGTAGATAGCAAGAGAGATGAAATGATTAATAACCTAGAGAACAATCTCTTCTAACTTGACTAAGTTATTTTGTATTGTTATAATAAAAACAAAAACACTCTAAAATGAAAGGATGATGATGTAATTGTACACAACAGAGAAAGATATAGAATCTTTCGTAAAAGAATATCTAAGTTCAAAAATTACAATAGAAAGTAGTTTAAGAGCAATCTTAAATAGAGCAGTGGAGTATGAAAGAAAGTTCAAGAAGTTTTTCTATGAGTTTACAAAAGAAGAAGTGTTAATTATGTTTAAGGAAGCCGATTCGATATCGGCAACAAGTTTGTTGAACTCATGTTTAATACTTAAACACGCAAGCAACTTCCTTTTATTTACAAAAGGTAAAAAACTAACCAATATTTATGAAACAATTACCAAAGATGATTTAAAAACTGTCGTTAATATAGATAAGAAAAGTAGTATGTTAATTACGAAAGAGCAATTAACAGATATACAAAATCAATTATTAAACTACACAGATAGAGCAATACTTGAGTTACTGTTTCGTGGTGTTGGAGCAACCGATTGGGCACATGAATTAACATTTTTAGAACAAAAGCAAATAAGTAAACAAGATATGTGTATTTATTTTAGAAATGGTAAAAAAGTTAATATAGATCAAAATTGTTATACTATGCTTGTTGAATCGGCACGAGAAGATGAATTGATGTCATATAATAGTTCTCGTGTTAGCAAAGTGGGTTGTGTAGGTGTGATTTACAAGGTACGTTGTAATGTTATAACAGTAAATGACAATATCAAGGATCAAAAGGTTAAAGAAAGAAGATTTAGATGGATGCAAAGAAGAATGCAAATTATAAACGACTTCTTGGGATTAAATTTAACACCTTCAAGTATACTAGATTCTGGCTTACTTCACGAAATTCGCAAAGGTATGGAACTGAATAGCCTACCATTTAGAAAATATATTGCCACGCAAGAAGCTTGCGAGCTAAGTCAACGCTATGGTATTTATTCTAAATTTTATCAAGTTACCTTGGTTGATAAATTTAAAACTTATTTTGGAGAATAAAGGTTGTAAAATTCCTTTATTCTTACATATAACACTACAAACTAATTACAATAGGAGAACAAACATTCTGAAATTTTCTTGACATGTTTCGCCAACCAAGTTAAAATTATATCATAAAAGCTTTTAAGGGGAGAATTTATATAATATGGATAACTTTAAGACAAAATTTTTAGAGATCAGCAAAAGAAAAGCAAGAGTAATAATACAGCATATAATATTTGGGAAAGAAAGATATGACGTAGATGAACTACACACGTTCTGTGATGACAAAAATATCGGGGTAATAATCAAGAACCGTGAGTTGTATATCCCTATTAATGAAGTGACTACTTATTCTAATCAACAAAATATTTTTGAAATTTATTCATTTACAAAAAAAATTCAAATAATTTTACAAAATTAGTAAAAATTGCTTGACAAGTTCTTTCAATTATGGTATAATGTGGGTGTTCAATAGAGAACAAACTAATTATAAAGGAGCAAGCTATGGTGAAGAATTATGGAAGAGGTAAGAGTTAATGAACAGCTTTATCAGTGTGTCGAGTGTGGGTGCGTGCACCGTTCAAATATAGATAAAGTTGACGATTTGGGTGATGAAATTTATTATGGTAATTATTGTCCACATTGCAGAGGCATAACAAAGCATCTGTGGGTGGGCAAAAATGAAAGCGAGATTATAGAATTTTATGATCCCGTTTTAGATGAACGTTATTACACGACAAAATAATTAAAAAATTTATTATTAAAAAAAACAATTTATAAGGAGAAACAAAAAATGGCAAAGAAAAGATTATTTGATTTACCGCAGCAAAAAACAGAGTTCCAAATGAGAGGAATTGTAACAGGTGTAGAAAAGAAAAACTTTTTTACTAACAAGAAGACAAAGAGTGGTATGGACATGAATATGCTTAATTTTGGTATAGAGTTTGACGATAAACAAACGGCATATTTAACGCTCAATGGCATGGAAAGAGATTCAGTTTATTTTTACAATTCAAAAGACAAAAAGACGATTAGTGTAAAATGGGCTGATAGAAACAAGTCGCAAGCTGAAGGTTATCGCATGATAGGTGTGAATTTGGGCTTAGAAAGAGATGAAGAAAATGAAGGTAACATTAAGTATACAATGACCGAATATGATGCGGCAAAATATGCATCACAACACTTACAAGACGAAATGTCAGTATTTGTAAAAGGTAGTGTAGAATTTGATTCTTATACTAATGACAAAGGTGAAACTAAACGTAGCACGAAACTTATTCCGTCACAAATATCTTTGTGTAGCAACCCGGTTAATTTTGAAGAAGAAGATTACGAAGTGTTAGCTGACTTTAAGACAAACCTTGTGTTTGATAGCATCGAGCAAGAAAAGGACGAAAATGGCAAACCAACTGGTAGATTTATTGTTAATGCATTAAATGTAGGTTATGCTACTATTATTAATACTGAATTTATTGTGTTAAATGCCGAACTTGCGTCAAAATTAAAGAAAAACATGAAATCAAATTGGGCAATTGAAGCAACAGGTGTGTTTGCTAGCACAGTTCTTACCGAAACCGTAGAAAGTAATGAAGATGAATGGGGTGAGAAGAGTAGTTTTGATAGAGTAAGTGCTCCTCGTAGATTTGAGATGATTATAACGGGCTGTAAACCGAGCACTATTGACAAGGAAAGTTACACCGAAGATGGTATTGCTGCCGCAAGAAAAGCGATTGCAAACAAAGATAAAGCTGAAAAGTCTTTTGGTGAAAGTAAGAAAGATGATGATAAAGCACCTTGGGGCGATGATAGTGACGATCTTGAAGACGATTGGTCTTGAGGTCTACTAAAATGGTCGCATTGGGGTAGGTATTAAACTTACCCCTAACAATACAAACTAATTAAAATGTTAAAGGAGAATGAATAAATTATGAAGATTAGACAAGGTGGTTTAATTAAACCAAAATTAAATATGCTTTTTTATGGAGCAACTGGATGTGGAAAAAGTACACAAGCACTTGAAATTGCAAAATTTAAAAGAGAAGATGGAACACCATTTAGAGTTTGGGTATTTGATATTGAGTCTGGTGGTGCAGATGAGGTGCTTGAAGAACTTGAAAATAACGGAATAGACACGAGAAATGTTTTTGTGGCATATACACAAAGTCTTTCTGAAGTAGAACTTTATGTTAATAAAATTGCAAAAGGTGAAGAGTTATTTTTACTTGATGATGAAGGGGAAGAAACTGACGAAACTATTTTAGATGCATATGGTAATCCATTTAAACCAGATGCTGTAATTGTTGATGGTACGTCTGTCCTTAAACTTACGAATACACAAAGTTTACTTCAACTTTCACAAAAAAGAAATAAAATTAAGGCAAAAAATAACGGTGGTACAGCAGAAGAAGTTTATGTTGCAACACAAAACGCAGGACTTGAAATCAAAGATTACGCACAAATGAATTACGCCGGTCAAAGACTTGTGTTGTCGTTAATGGCACTTCCTGTACATGTTATTCTTACCGCAAGAGAAAAAGATGAAACCGTTTCTTCTAAGGATAGCAATGGTCAATTTACAAGTACTCCTACGGGAAAGAAATTACCAGATTCTTTTAAAGGTATTGATTACAACGTTAAAACAATGATTCGTATGTTTAGAAACGATGACGATGAAGTTTGTTATGCAGTAGAAAAAGACAGAACCAAAACGTATCAAGTTGGTGATGTTGTTGTAAATCCATCATTACTTGCTTTTGAAAATACTATTAGCAAAGGTGCAAATCGTAAAGCGTTTGCTATCAAAAATGACCTCGATGATGCAATCCAAAAGGATAGAACAATTTTTGAAAAAGAAGTTCTTGGTGATTTAGCTGAAACAGTAGAAACTACTACAAACAATAATAGCGAATCAGCTGATTCTGTCATCACAGAAATTAACAATATTATGAAAAATCTTTCGCAAGCCGACAGAGACAATAAAAAAGCAGCTCTTGTATCAGAAAACTTGCCAAGCTCACCAGCAGCTATAAAAAAACTGACTGATATAGCTACTTTAAATCAAATTTTAAATATCATAAAAGCATAAAACCATTGGGGTAGGGGGCAACCCCTCCCCAAATTTTTTGCGTTTAAGGAGGTATAGCAAATGGAACGAAAATGTGCTGAATGCAAACAAGTAATACAAATAGATAGTAATAATAGCAATCGAGCCATAATGTATGAGAAAAAGTATTACGACTATGAATGCTTCCAGGCACTATGCCAAAGACGTATGAAACGAAGTAATACTCGTGAGCAATGGATGGATATTTACAGTAAAATTGATCAGTTGGTCGATAACACTACAAATTACGTCAAAGAATTGGCCATTAAAGATGAGTTGTTTTGGTGGATATGTGGGCAATATAATGTGTCTCAGATAGATAATTTTACTTTTATGAAGCTTGAAAATATCTACAACGGAACATTTAAGGGGCAAGCGTATCCAATTAAGCCACAAGAACTTTTTGATGAATGGAAATATTGTATTAAAGACTTAAAACGAGCTAGGGCCAATAAAACTATGAACGGTAATGCTGAGATTAGATACGACCTAAGTGTGTTATTAAACTGGAATGCCGATTATAGAAAAGAAATTAAGAGAAGAGAAGTTGAAAAACAACAAGAAAAAATTGAAATTGAAAATAGACCAAAAATAGATTGTTCAAAACTATACAGACAAAATACTAAAACTAGTAATGAGTCGGATGTATTAGATATGTTTAATGATATTTTTGGATAAAATAAGGAGAATTGGGAGCTATGGATAATGAAATAGATATTTCTATATGTAACAAAAACGCAGAATTGTGCTTGGTTGGATCTTTGTATAAGGAGCCAGAATTATATGTCACATACGGCAATGTAATTCGTTCTAAATATGATTTTTCAGACAGTGCCACAATTTTTTTCTATAATTTATTTGAAGACTGTTATTTAACTTTTACACAAGATACTAATAATAGAAGCAAAGTTGACAATTTCGCCAGCCAAAACTCGGAAATATTTAAAAAATATAAGGCTTATGGTGGTTGGAAAATAATATCCGAAATGATGAATATTGCTGATAGTTCGGACTTTAAGAATTATTTTACTCTTGTTAAAAAGTTTTCACTATTAAGAGAGTATCACAAACAGGGATTTGCGGTTGATAAGATTATGTCATATAAAAAGTTTAATACAATGACCGCATCTGATGTGTATCGTTTAATGCGTAGCCAGTGTGATAAAATCAACACAAATATTTCCGTGGTGGATAACCCGGTTATTATTACAGAAAAAATGCCAGATTTAATTGAAAGCTTTTTATCTACCCCACAAATGGGCACACCAACTTGCTTTAAAGGATATGATGATTATTTCAGAGGGTTTTTACCAGAAACCATTATGTTTAGTGGCATGTTATCTAACGAAGGTAAGTCACGTTTATTATGCTTAATGTTATTGTACGCTGTTGTGTGCGAAGGGAAAAAAGTAATGTTATTATCTAACGAAATGACGGAGCACGCATTAAAATGTTGTTTAGCAGCTACAGCAATTAACAATGAATATTTTACAGCACTTCACGGCGTGCATATAAAAAAGTGCGAACGAGAAATTACATTGGGACAATATCACGCAGATGGAGAAAAGGATAAAGATCGTTATATTGAAAGAAAAATTGATTATTCTACTGGTAAATTTACTGAAACCGAGGAAGAGTTTAGAAATAGAATTAAAGCAACAAAAGAATACCAAGACGTTCAAAAGGTTATGGAATGGCTATCATCTGAAATGGAAGGTAAGTTATTTTTCCACGATATTACATCTGATTATTCTTGGGAAGCTATAGAATTTGAAATTCGTAGAGCGAAGTTGTTATATCAGTGCGACATATTTGCTCTTGACACAATGAAAACACTCAAAGAAGATTGGGTTGAAATGAAGTTGCTTGCAACCAATCTTGTACAGCTAGGTAAAGAATTAGGAGTTTATGGATATGCATCATTCCAACTAACTGACGACAGTGCGTTCTGTGATATATATGATTTAACTTCAAACAATATTGCTGCCGCAAAAGGTATTAAACATCCTGCCGACGTATTACTATTAGGAAAGAGAATTAGCAAAGAAGATTACGAAAAGTATCAAATTGTGCCATTCGAAGATGATGATACATGGGGAGAAGTTGTGTTGCAAGATTTAAATCCCCAAAAACAATATTTTTGTCAAAAGGTAGATAAAAATAGGCTTGGAGAAAAACCCATTTTGGTTTTTGAGGTTGATTTAAACTATAATACTTGGGTAAATGTTGGAACATTATCAAAGAGTGATAAATATACATATGGAAATAGGGGTAAAAAATAATGAACACTTATGTTTGTAGAAAATTATTTTTATATTATAGATTAACCGAACTTGGGTTTAAGCCCTATGCTGTTAAACCAGATAAGTATGATGTGAATAAAGTTGTATGGTTGTACGATGATTGCGAAGCAATTCGTTGTGCTGTTGAGAATTTTTATAAAGAAAAGTTAGGATGTGATAGTAATGGAAGTAACAAGACTCAAGGAATATTTATTGGAAAATGATAAAGTTGTTGATGTACTTGAAGACCTAGGATGTCATCATATTTCTAATAAAGGAACTTATATTACATGTGGGAATCCAGATGGGGATAATAAATCTGCAATCACATTATACCTTAATGAAAATTTAAGCGTCATAAATTACACTAGAGCTTTAATTGATACTAATAGAACAACAGATTTATTGGACTTAGTGGCTTATTTTAAAGGTTTTAATTTTATCGAAACCATAAAATATTTATGTGATTTTTGTGGCCTTGATTATTATGAAAAACCAGAAGAGCTCCCAGAATCTTTACAAATATTAAAGTTTTTAAGCTCAATGCAAAAAGAAGATGACAACGAAGAAGATGATACACCATTACAACCTATTAGTGAAAAGGTGCTTGATTACTACTTGCCATTAGTCAACAATATGTTTTTAGAAAATGGTGAGATTGATTACAAAACCCAACAAGAATGGGGTATTATGTACGATCCTGAGCAAAATCGAATTTTAATACCAATTAGAGATATGCTTGGAAATTTAATTTCTTTTAAGGCAAGATTATTTAAAGATAAAGTAGATGATGACGAGTTAAAATATTACTATTACTACCCATGTCCAAGGCGCAAATTGCTTTTTGGGCTCAATAAAACTATTGATTACATCAAAGAAATCGGTGTTGTTTATATAGGTGAAGCGGAAAAGTTTTGTATGAGCTTGTGGGCGTTTGGTTATAAAAACTCAGTAAGCACTATGGGTAAGAAAATAAGCCAAGAACAAATTAATATGCTAGTAAGGTTGAATGCAAGATTGGTTTTTTGTTTTGACCAGGATGTACAAGAAGATGAACTAAAAGAAATTGCATCACAGTTCCCCGAAAATTTACCAATATGGGCCATTATTGATAAAGATAATATTCTTGATGATAAAGAAAGTCCATCAGACCATCAGTCTAAGTGGTTACATTTGGTACAAAATAATATTTATAAAATCAAATAAAGAAAACAACATTGGAGAGTGACAGAATGAAATATAAATTAATTGGTAGCAATAATAGAAACGATATTGTTGGTACAGTATTACAGAATAGAGGTATCATTGATGTTGATGCTTATTTAAATTGCACAAGAAGTGAGCGAAAAGAAGACTGGAAGCTACTGAATGATATTGATAAAGGGGTGGAATTGTTTGATAAACATTTTCAGAATAGAGATAAAATGGTCATATTGGTGGACAATGATACTGATGGAATATGCTCAGGAACTTTAGCGTTCAAGTATATTAAAGATCTTGATAACGACTATCCAGTTGAATTAGTGGTTCACTCAAGGCAAAAAAGTCACGGACTTTGTGGAGATTTTGAACTACCAAATGATACCAAGCTTTTATGGATACCTGATGCAGCAACTAACGATTACGAACAATGCATTCAATTAATACAACAAGGTATCTCAATACTTATCACAGATCACCACGAGGCATCTGAAGATGGTTTGAAAAATATTAATGATGATAGAACTGTTGTAATCAATAATCAAACTTCCGAAAAATATCCAAACAAATCTTTCTGTGGGTGTTCCGTAACGGCTGAATTTTGTCGTGCTTTAGATGAGTTTTATTGGACCGATTATACAGATAGATACTTGGATTTAATTGCTGTAGCAAATATTGCGGATGTTATGTCATTAAAAGATATTGCTACTCGTAGAGAAGTAAACTTAGGGCTACAAAATATCAATAATAAAATGCTCCAAGAAATTATTAAGGCACAAGATTTTTCTATGAAAGGTATAGTTTCACCCTTTACTGTAAGCTTTTATGTCTCACCATTAATTAATTCGTTTATACGTATGGCAAGTGTGGAAGAAAAGGCATTATTAGTTCGTGCTTTTTGCGAGAATGAATCTGAGACTTTTGAATATAAAAAACGTGGAGCCACAGAGATAACACAAGAAAACATTTATCAACATTGTGTTAGACTAATGAAGTCATACAAAGGAAAACAAGACAGACAAAAAGACAAGAGTGTTGAAGCACTTCAAAAGAAGATTGAAAAAAACTTCAAACACGACAAAGTAATTGTGTGTGATTGTACAGATGAGTTAGATAGTGCTCTTACAGGCTTAGTGGCTATTAAAATTGCAGAAAAGTTTAATAAACCTACTTTGTTATTAAGAAGAATGACTGATAATCCAAGTGTCTTTGGTGGTTCTGGTAGAGCATTTAACTATTGTCCTATTGAGGATTTTAGAGCATTTGTAGAGAGTTGCCCATTCACAAGTCTAGCTCAAGGTCATGCTGGGGCATTTGGCTACGAAGTGGCAGCTGAAAATATCGAATTATCAAAACACTGGTTTAATGAACAACTTGCCGACATGGATTTTAGCAAAGTGTATACGGTTGATTTTGAACTTGATGCCGATGATATGGATTTCTTTATTTGCAAAGAAGTGGACCAATATAAAACACTTTGGGCCAAAGAAGTAGAAGAGCCATTATTTGCTATTACGGGATTAGAAGTTAACAACAAGACGGCTCGTATTTGTGGTAAAAACAATGACACCATACAAATTACTTGGGAAGATAAACCTATCAAATATGTACAATTCAAAGTTGGCGAAGGTAATCCGTTATACAATTGGTTAAGTAATAATTGGGATGATACAGCAACAGTCACACTTAATGTTATTGGTACTTTGGAATTAAGCACTTATGAAGGGGTTACGAGTGGACAGGTTAATATAAAAGATTTGGAGATTATAAATGAGTGATATTACATTAACGAGTAAGCAAAACGAAGGGTTAAAAATTAGCGTGAAGAGATTTAAAGACCACGAGAAGTATACTTGTATTGCCGGCTTCGCTGGCTCAGGTAAGTCTACGCTAGTGCAATTTATTATCCAAGAACTAAAACTTAAAGATGATGAAATTGCATATTGTGCTTATACGGGCAAAGCATCACTTATCCTTCAGAGAAAAGGTTGCCCAGGTGCCACTACGGCCCATCAGTTAGTATATTATAACCAAGAGTTGCCAGATGGTACTTTTAAACACATACCGTTGGAAGCACCAGAGAATCCTAAATTAAAACTTGTCGTTGTTGATGAAGTGAGTATGCTTGAAAAAGAAATGTGGGATATATTGATGTCATGGAATGTGTATGTTATAGCTCTTGGTGATCCCTTTCAAATTCCACCAATTCACGAAGAAAATGGTGTACTTGATCACCCACATATATTCTTAGATGAAATTATGAGACAAGCACAAGAAAGTGAAATAATTCGCTTGTCAATGGATATTCGTGAGGGTAAACCATTAAGTTATTTTAAGGGTAAAGATGTGCGTGTAGTGCCCAAAAATAGTATTGGTGATAATTTGCTCGTAACAGCAGACCAGGTATTGTGTGGTCGTAATGCCACAAGGTACGAGCTAAATAAACGCATTCGTCAAGCTATTTGGAAAGAAAAGTTTTCCAACGAGCCATTAAACGGTGATAAGGTTATTTGCCTTAAAAATTATTGGAGTAGGGGTAATTTAACTAACGGGACAATTGGTACGATAGACAATATCTACACAAGAGATAATAAACTATTTAAGCCACAAATGTTTGCCGATTTTCACACAGATACTGGCGATGATTTTTATTATTTACATATGGACCATAAAATATTTACAGAAGGCAAACCAACAATTAACCAAGATAATTGGATGATGTATCCAAATAAACAAGAACGACCTCTTGAATTTGATTTTGCTTATGCTGTTACAACACATAAGTACCAAGGTTCAGAAGCACCGAGAATAGTTGTATTTGATGAGTGGTTAGGTGGAAAAACAATACATCAGCGTTGGTTATATACAAGCTGCACTCGTGCAAGTGAAAAATTAGTAATTGCCTTATAAAAATTTCCAAAAAATTACTTCAATTTGCTTGACAACTGGAAATAAAAGGAATATAATGTATACAAAACAAAATGATTAAGGAGTAAACAAAATGATTGATTACACACGACTTGCAAATACAATTGAATTATGTGCGAAATATTATCAGCCAGAAACATTTGAACACTGTCTTCGTGTAGCAAAGATGTGTACACATAATGCTTGTATGTCTTTAGAAAGCAACAAAGAGGTTATTTTTCAAGTTGGTCTTTGTCATGATTTATTAGAGGACACTAATTGCACAATGGAAGAAATTGCCGAAGCTACTGGTAGTTGTATATCTTTTATTGAAAATGTTATTGGAGCACTAACTCGACAAAAAGATGAAACTTATATGGATTACATTCAGAGGATTAAAAATAATAATAATTCTTATTCATATATAGTTAAATTAACTGATATTAAAGATCATCTTATGCACGATGAAACCTTAACCGATTCATTAAAAGAACGTTATTATAAAGCGTTACCAATTTTATTATAAAACATTATATATGCAATTTGGAGGATAATTATGAATAATACACAGAAGTTTATAAAATTAGTTCAAGAAAATCCCGAATTGCCCGTCGTCCCTATGGTGGACTACGAAGTGGTAGCCGATGGTTATGGCTATTGGTTAGGTAAGTTTGGATTTTGTGAAATAGGTGAATATACTTGTTATAACGATAGGTTTTATGATGATAAAGTTTCGTTCAGTGAAGATTATTATAACGATACTTATGATGATGGTAGGTATGATGGTCTTACAGATGATGAGATAGATGAGCTAATTGCCAAAGAAACGGCAGATTGGTGGACAAAAGCAATTATAGTATATATAACGATATAAACACAACAAAGTAATTAGGAAAGGAGATGGTGGTATGGGCAAATTCGTTGACATGACAGGCTGGGTGATGAAAGAGCACGGCGTACCCGATAGTAGACTAACAGTCATTGAACGAACAGAAGATTATATAAGTCCAAAAGGATATAAAAAATCACAATGGATATGTGAGTGTAGTTGTGAAGAGCGTAATCAAATTATTGTTATGAGTAGTGATTTAACTGGAAAACATTGCACTAAGTCTTGTGGTTGTTTAAATAAAGAACGTATAAAAGACTTAGGTAAACAGAGTAAAAAAGAAAATAACTATATTTTTGACGGAGAAGTTGTTGTTGGATTTACTTCAAATACAAATAAAAAATTTTACATTGATTTTAAAAATTTTATTAAAATTAAACATATTTGCTGGAGAGAAGAAACACAAGATGGATTTAGTATGTTAAAGGGCTATGATCCACAAACAAAAAAGAGAGTTAGAATGCATGCTTTTTTAGGGTTTATAAATTATGACCATATTGACAGAAACGAATTAAACAATTTAGAAAGCAATTTAAGACCTGCTACACAACAGCAAAACACACAAAACAAAAGTATACAAAAAAACAATACTAGCGGTATTGTGGGAGTAAGTTGGAGCAAGAAAAATCAAAAATGGATTGCATATATTGGTTTCAATAACGCACACAAATATTTAGGTTCTTTTTATAACAAAGAAGACGCTATTGTAGCAAGGTTGTGTGCAGAACAAAAATATTTCAAAGAATTTGCACCCCAACAGCATTTATTTGAAGAATATGGAATTAAAACAAAAAATAAAAATAATCACAATAACAAGGAAGGTGACATATAATGAGTTTTATTAATCTTCACACTCACGATGCTTATGGTTCTCTTTTAGATTCAATTCTCACACCAGA